TACAAATTGTGTTTGTAACCCAATGGCGACAGAGGAGAGTGTACCGTTAGAGTTAACAACTACTGGCGCACCGTTTGCTATCGAACCAGACGCTGTAGCAGAATAGCTTGGAGCGGCTGATGCTACTGCGTTATCAACATAGTTTCTGTTTGCTGCGTCAGTTCCAGACGAAACTGTATCCACACCCTGAATGCGGCCTGTGCCTCCGAGAACAACGCTACCGTGGTGTACGGTCAGGTGTGAGCTATCAAGCTGCATCTTTTCGCTGTTACCAATGTAAAACTCTGTGCGGCTATCACGGAGGTGTCTTATTGCCCAGTCGCTGTCGCTATCTAAGAAGCCGATAGCATTATTGCTATCGGCATAAACTGAACCTCTGTGTGTTCCGTTATTAGTCTCTAAACGAAGCGTCATAGAGCTTGCATCGTCCATGATGGTCCACTGTCCATTGGCCTCACTCATAAAGTGTGCGCCTGTAGCTGCGTTATATAAACCCTCGCCAGCGTCATTGTTATAGAACCAACTGTTAGCAAAGACACTACCAAACGTAGGGCTGCTACTCGTATTTAAACTCTGGTTTGCCGTGTAAGTTGTATAGCCATTGGGGTTTGACGCATCGTACTTTGCATTTAAAGCAGTCTGTAAGCCGTCTACATTTGAAATAACGTGGTTGTGGCTATCGTCTGCAACTGTGACACTCAAAGTAGCATTACCAAGGTTGGTGAACGTAGCAGAACCAGAAGCATCACCAGAAAGCGTCAACGTAGGGTCAGCAGTTGCTGTTGTGCTGATACTGACATTGCCCGAGCCGTCAAAGCTGGTCGAACCAGTCACAGCGCCAGTGACAGCAATATTGCGTGCAGTTGCCAGTGTTGCAGCTGTGCTTGCTGCAACACCAAGAGCATCAATGTCAGCTTTTGTCTGATCCGCAGTTGCACCAGCCTCGATGCCATCCAGCTTCGCACCATCAACCGAAAGGTCACGGCCATCAACAGTTTCCGCTCCAGAGAAGGTAAGGTTGCCAGTAAGTTGCCCACCCGTAAGAGGCATGAAACCAGAGCCAGCCGTGACGCCTTGCTCCCACGCAGAGCCAGTATAAACTTTTAGTGTTCCACTGCTTGTATTGTAAAATAAATCGCCAGTGTCATTGTCAGTAGACGGGTCTGAAGTTCCGACGCGATAAACATCAAAGAAGTCATTTACGTTATTGATATTTGTAGCAACAGTGGTGACGTCGCTCATTGAACCAGAAACCGTGTTCACACTGGAAATGTTCGTTGCCACAGTACCAATGTCAGTCGCATCAGAAGCGACAGATGATACATCGCTCGAAATACCAGAGACCGTAGTTACATCGCTAGAAATACCCGCAACAGTCGTAACATTAGCATCAATTCCAGCAACCGTATTGATATTAGTCGTATTTCCCGCAACCGTAGAAACATTCGCATTGTTCCCAGCAACCGTGTTCACATTGCTAATATTAATGCCAACCGCATCAACATTCGCAATGCTATTGGATACAGTGTCAATCTCGGACACCGCTTCATTCAGGTCATTAGCAGCCGTAATAACCGCAGCTATATCACCCGATACCGTGGAAACGTCAGTAATAGCCGCCGCAACTATCGTAACAACACCACTTACACCAATCTCACCGGCAACAGTATTCACATCACCAATGTTAGAAGCCGCCGTGTTTACATCCGCTATGCTCGAAGCAACCGTGTTGACGCTAGTAATCGAGCCAGCAGTCGTCGTAACATTAGCATTATTCGTCGAAACCGTACTAACATCAGACGAAATACCCGCAACAGTCGTAACATCTCCAGAAACACCGGCAACAGTCGTAACATTGCCAGAAATCCCGCTGACCGTAGTGACGTCCGTACTTACACCCGCAACCGTGGAAACATTGGCATTGTTCCCAGCAACAGTCGTAACATTAGCGTTGTTCGAAGAAACCGTACTAACGTCAGACGCTATGCCAGAGACAGTCGAAACCGCAGCGTTTATACCCGAAACCGTAGTAACGTCAGACGCAATACCAGCAACAGTCGTAACATTAGCCGAAATACCAGCAGCCGTAGTAACATTAGCAGAAATTCCGCTAACCGTAGAAATGTCAGTCGATATGTCAGCTAGAGTATCAAGGTCAGAAACAATCGCAGCAGTGCCCAACGTGTTCATGTCAGAAACAGCATCAGCCGTACCAAGACGACCAATCTCTACAGACTTCGAAGCAACCGTCTGAATATCAACGCTGTCACCCGCAGCCGTGGTAACGTCAGACGAAATACCAGCTACAGTACTAACATTACTAGATATACCGCTAACCGTGGTAACGTCAGACGAAATACCCGCAACAGTCGTAACATTAGCATCAATGCCAGAAACCGTAGTCACGTCAGACGAAATGCCAGCAACAGTATTCACATCACCAATGTTCGTCGCAACAATAGGAACATTGCCCTGCGTGGCCCAATACTTCGATGAATACTCAGTCGTGTTGCCAACCGTCCCACTAACCTTCGAAGCCCAGTCTTTCGCAGAACCAGAACCCGCATCAACGCCAGTACCACCCGTCGCCCATGCCTTAGACGAATAATCCGTACTCTCTACAATCCCATTCGTCTTAGACGCCCAGCTCTCAGCCTCGTCAGCAAAACCACTCGCATTCGATTCAGCAGCCTCCGCAGCATCCTGAGACGCCTGCGCAACAACATTAGAACCCCAAACAATAAGGTTCTCATTGCCAGCAACAGTCGGCAAACCAGGAGCAGTGTATAACGTTAACGTCGTGCCGGATAACGTATAATCATCAACAGGGTTCAATAACTCCCCATTAACAAAAACAAAAAACGATGTCTCACTCGCATAAGTGTTCGACAACGTAAACGCAGTCGTTAAACCGTCGCCCTCAAACTTATCAACAGAACTACTCGTCCCAGCAAGAGCAGCATTCGCAATCAACAACCAACGTGACGCAGAAGTGTCAGTCGCAAAAGCCGCGCTCGATGTATGCGCAACAGTCGCAACATACGTCGCACCGTTGAAGTTTACAGCATCATTCACAACATAAGAAACGGCCGCAGACCAATTTCCGCGTGGCGTAAACGTACTGTTGATAATCGCTAACGCACCCTGGTCAAACGCATCCTTGTGAACAGAAACGTTGCCCAACTTACCATCGTCACGCTGTATCTTCGCAATGTTCGCATTCAAATCATCCAACGTCAGCTTGATCGCGTTTAACTCACCGTCAACCTCAGAACCGCGCAAAGGATCGCTGGGGCTCGTAGCCTGATAATCGTTGAAGTTATACTGCCGTGTGTAATCTCGTGGTTGTGCCATTAAGCTCTCCGCTTGCTCTTCAGTCCAGACGAACCCAATAGCTTGCCTAAACGCTTCAATGTGACACGCTTGCCAGTATGCCGGCGACTAGGCGAAACAACACCCAAATCCTCAACGCGCTTATCCATAAGACGACGTGGGTTAGACTGCATCAGCTGTACCCCATAGCCTTGCTGGTCCGTGATGCCGCCTTCTTGGCCTTGTTCTTCTTGCTATTCGGAAAACCAGCCTTCATATCAGCATAAGCCTTCGGGCTGATCGTCGACTTCGACTTGGACCGAGACTTGCCAGACTTCTTCTGTGCATTCATGTTATCGTACAAACCCATAACGTCCGCCATTATCCGTTAATGTTGCTTGCATTATACCGCTGTTGCGCGCAGCAATCAACAAAACGAGTGAAATGTTCAAAATTCCACAAAATTTGTATGGACGTCCATAATACACTGAGGCCAGGGTGTCGGACCATGCCGGGGGGTGGGGTCGGTCGGGGGCCGCACTACTATCCCCCGCAGCGCAAATGGTCCCACTTGCACCATTCGATCCGTTGTTTTTGTTGCGTTTATTCGTCGTTTGGCGCTGTTGTGACGTCTTTTGCCATATCGGCGCGCTCTGCTTCCCAACGATCGATCATCGACGCCAGCTGATCGGGTGTCATTTCGGCTAGGCTGCGCCCATCCACTGCACCGTCACCGTTCTTGTTCAGGTCTCCGGCAAGCTCGAGCGCCGTGCGCGCTGCCGAAACCTTGGCAGAAGCAGGCGCATCAGGGTCAACCATCACCACGCGCAGCGTGTCGGCTGCCAAGTTGGCCAGGTCGGTTTGGTACAGCGTTTGTCTTGCCTGCCGGATAAGCAACATGACGGATGGGTTGCGGGTAAGCTCATACGCTGCTTGCTTGGGATAGGCATAACCGGCCAGACGTGCGGCCTCTGTGGGCTTCTTGTTTTCCGCTACAAGGTAGCTGACGAACCCTTTTTGCTGATCCGTCGCCTGTCTCTGTCTTATCATTCCCACGGCTGCTGTCCTCGCTGTTTCCCCTCTTAATAATACTATTCCGCAACTGTGTTGACAAGTATCGGCCATTTTGGCAGTTTGTCGATAGCTGGTGGTCAACACCGGCAACAAGCGCAAACGAAAGGAAGCACAATGTTTAATGTACTACACGAAAGCGACGCAGGCCACGGATGGTTGATTGTAAAAGCATCAGACGTCAAAGGGCTTGGCCTTACAGCCAACGACTTCACACATTATTCTTATACCAGCGTCATAGATGGTGAGCGCGTATTTGCCCTCGAGGAAGACTGCGACGCCTACAAACTGCACACCACGTGCAAAGCGCAGGGTGTCGAGTGGAACTACACCGAGATCAAAATGTGCGACCGCAGCGACGTACGCAACTGGGACAGCATCGAGCGCATACAATCACACGCGCTAGAACTGGCGGTGATGTGATGGCTAATTATTACACGTTATTTGTTCGCGACGAAGAAACAGGCACGTTTCACGACGAGTTTGGCGATTACACGCGCGCAGCTGTCAAGGAGGAGGCCGATTGCACTTACTGGGACCGCAAGAAGGCCGATCTAAAGATCATCAACACAGGTGGCACGACTGCACAGTTGATTGCAGCTGGCCAGGAACTGAACAAGGGGGACGCATGATGCCCCTTGGATTAGCCGAACAACCCCGCCCAGCGAAACAGCTGGACATATTTGACAACGGCAGCGCTTCCCAACCTGGGGAGCGCCAGACCGATCTGGAAGACCTAATCGAAGAAAAGAAACAGGAGCAGTCATGCTAGACCATTTGATCGAACCACTACGCACACCGTCAGACGGTTTGCACAATGCTTTAATTCTGGCAATCACTGCGCCGAACAGTGATCGTTTTGCCGAGGCAATGGAGCAAGTCGGGCGCTTTGCGTCAGCTGTGCCAGACGAGACCGTTGAGCAAATCAAAGCAAATATCGAAACACTGTTGATACATACGGCCAACAATGCCGGAGCATGAGGACATGAGCACAATGGAACAGATCAAGGAAGCCATCGAATATTACACACGCAACCCAGCGGAGCTTTTGGGCGATTTGGTGGGCATATTGGCGCTTTGCGTCATGCTG